AAACAAGCGTAACTATCTGATTCCGAAGTACCATAGCCCCAAGCCTGCCGCTGGGCTGGTGCTGGTCTGCTCCTGCGTAGGGGCTGGGTAGCCCCTGCCTTGCTCTTTGCGCGATTTTCCGCCGTAAAATAGTGTTGTTTAGTGTTTTTGCAGTATATTTGCAACGTTTCCGGGGAGAAATCCGGGAACGTGTACGGAAGCGTATAGGTATCTAAGTTTGAAAATCGCCAATTTTCCAAACCGAAAGGATAGCCTATTAACGCTCGCTGGCTGTATATCATTCTTCGATATATCGCTAAGCGTGGGTTTGGTTTATATCTGCACGGCGTTTGGCGATGCCTCAAACTTGTAAACCGATAAGGCCCACGCTTTCTGCGTTTAGTAATTGCCTGTTCGGGTTCTTGGGGCGCAAATACAATTTTATGAAACATTTTTTTCTTTCCCTGCTGGGCCTGTTCCTGTTTGTAGGTACTTCAAACGCCCAATTCAAATTAACAAGTTCGGGTTTTATATCTTCGGAAGATGAAACGAAAAACTACGCCGTAATTGAAGTACCTAACACTTCGAAAAATGAACTTTTCAAAAGGGCTAAAATGTATTTGAACGGCCTATATAACAATCCTAAGTTTGTAACTTCGGAAGTTGATAACGAGCAAATAGTAATAGACGCTTTGGACGCGGAAGAACTACGCATAATTTTCGTTATGAACGGGCCTAACCTTTGGCAATATAGCTATAAATACACTTTTGAATTTAAGGACAATAAAGTACGTTTTATTCCTGTATTTAAGTGCCTTGCAAATACCCAAAATAACGATGAAATAGGACTTATCGGTGTTAATGTAATGGGGAATTGCTCCGGCATATTTAACAAGAAAGGTAAATGCTTAAAAGATAAGGCAAAAGAAGCCGTAGAAACAAGTACAAACGATTATTTTGCCGCGTTTGTAAATGCCATTAAAAACAATACGCAGCAACCGGCCGAAGATTGGTAATATAAATCATATAGCTATGTTCTGTAAGAAATGCGGCGAAGAAATCGCCGAAGATGTTGTTTTTTGCCCCAAATGCGGACAAAAGCAAGTAGATGAATCGCCCGAAACGGCCAAAGAAGGGGGCGAAAATAAAGAACTTACCACAAAGGAAGCGGTTAGCGGTGGTTTGGGTATAATCCAATTTATCGTAGCTATTGCCTTGGTTGTGGTTGGCTTTTCTGCTCTACTATCTACGTGTAGCTGATATTGCAAGCCCCTCTTTTCGGGGCTTGTTTTTTTGTCTGCTATAGTATTATTATAATACGAAATCGGTATTTTTTGCTATTTTCGCCCCGTCTAAGAACAACTATTTTTGCGAAACGCTTGCACGTCTGAAAGGGAAAGCCTACTTTTGTAGTGCTTATCATTTTGGAAGGCGTGCGGAAGCTCGCCAAGTAGTGCGGGCGTTTTTTATGCTTGCTTATTTGCTCCCGACATTTATGTCGTCAGCAAAATATATACGGCTTCGTACCCCCGTGTAGCTGGTTAATGCCGCTACGGCCTTCCAAGGTGATAAGCAACGGGAAAGGCGGGGCCGTTTTTCTTTCGCCTAATCCATTAAACGCTTATCATAATGGAACAAAAAACTATTTCGAACGCTACGGGCGTTCAAATCTTCAAAAATCCCGCTTTCGGGCAAATGCGGGTACAATCCAATGAAAAGGGCGAAGCCCTTTTTTGCCTTACTGATGTATGTACTTCATTATCTCTAACCAATCCAAGGGTAGTAAAAACAAGGCTAAACAAAAAGGGAGTAAGTAGTGTTTACACCCTTACGGAAGGCGGTAGGCAAAACCTTACCTTCATCGACGAACCGAACCTATACCGTTGTATCTTCCAAAGCCGGAAGAAAGAAGCGGAAGCGTTCCAAGATTGGGTAGTGGAAGAAGTACTACCGACCATTCGGAAGACGGGCGGGTATATCCCGGCGAACGAAGGAGAAAGCGAAGCGGATATAATGGCAAAGGCGTTACTAATCGCCCAACGTCAAATAGAAGCGCAGCGCGTCCGGGCGGAATATGAAGCAGCACGGGCCGAAGCCTTGCAAAAACAAACGGTAAAAATGCAGGGGCAAATCGACTATATCAACGAAAAACAAAAGAAGTTGATACCGGCGGCGGCCTATGCTAACGAGGTTCTTCAATCCAAAAGCGATTATACGCTTACGCAAACGGCGCACGCGCTGGGGCTTCGCTCTGTTCATGTCCTTACAAAATGGCTGAAACGTATCGGGGTTCTTTATTTTCAGTCGGGGCAATGGCAACCGACGGCAAAGGTAGCGGACAAAGGGTATTTCACAACTCGAACCTGTAAATACGTCAATAATGACGATACAATAGGAACGAAGATTTACACGACGGTAACGGAACGCGGCCGCCGGTTCCTTTGGGAAATGTTAAACGATGAGGAGGGCGCGCTATGAAAACTACGGTAAGCAATAATTTGAAAGCAAGCGAAGGAACGCGCAAACTTGTAGAATGTATTGCGGTTCTTAACGACCATTACAACCTAACGGTACACGCTCTTAATTCGGCTTTTGGAAGTAATGAAGTTTCGGCAAAAATGCTTATGAAAGAATACGGCCCGGCATTTGAAGGGCTTATGTCTGTTTTGCAAAATTTCCTTTGCCGGTCTGTAATGGATAAAATCGACGGCGAAGAAATAGGCGAAATTTAGGAATAATATTACCTTTGTGGTAGCATAGCAAGAACGGGGCTTGATGGTCGCAAAGTGGTAGCGGGGAGTCCTTAATTTTAAGGTCTTATATTGCAGGGTCGTCGCCTGCCTTGCTCCGTTCTTTACAAAAATAGGGAAGTGCCAAACTTCCCTATTTTATTTTTCTGTATTGCTTGGTATCTTCCATTTTATCAATATCAACTATGCCCCAGGATTTGGCGACGTTAGCCGTTACACCTTTGTACTTATAGTTCGGGTGTACTACAACTTTTATAACCTTTCCTTTTTCGTAAGGGTGGGTATAGACGTAAACCAATTCCTTAGAATTTAGGTCTTCGTAAATATGGGTCGGCGCGTTTATGGCGGTTTCTATTTCCCCGTATCGAGTAACTGCTACGGTGGCCCCTTTGCTTTCTTTGGGGTGGCCTATATATTTTAATACTGTCCTATCGAGAACTATAATAGTTTCCGTTTCCAAACTATGGCCCTTCTTTGCCATATCTTCGCGTACAATGTCGTCTACCCGTCCTATTTGCTTTACTTGCCCCATGCTGCGCCCGGTCTTAAACAATGTATCGGCGAACTGCTGTAAGGTTCCGGCAAATAAGGATAATACTTTCTTCTGCTGGGTAAGTGATATTATACCTTTGTTGTCGCCTACAAAATCGGGTTTTACTTTGGCCGCTCTTAATTGTCGTTGTTTTGTATCAATCCATTGTATTAGTTCTTTCGGTACCTCTACGACTTGTTTACTTTTCCGGTCTTTCGGCTGCCATTCTTCCAATTTCTTAGCCCGCTTAGCCTTCAAGTATTTGCCGAAGTCTTGGGGCGTTATGACGATAGGAACCATAACACAGCGGCAATTAGGGTGCCACCCCGTCCACCGGAAAGTCTTAGGGTATCGGCCTGCCATAGTATCGCAAATATCTACAAGCCGCTTTACCTTACCGTTTACGGTGGTCGTGTGGTTGTTACTTAGCCGAATTTCATACCCGGTAATAAGTGGGTTATTTTGGTAGCTTTCCCACTCTGCACGACGGTAGGCGGCGTTCATTTCGGTACGAACCAAGCGCAAGGCGTTTTTATACGCCGACCTATATACGCCTTGGCCGGGGTGGTACTTTTTCGCCGCTTCGCTTAGTTCAAGGTTCCCGGTTTCCTTATTCCGTACCCGTCGAAATAATGCGTTAGGATTATTCAAATAACCCTTTATCCCGCTTGCTATTTCTTTTGCCCCTTTACCTTCAAGTATGCCGTTTTGTATAATTGTTTCAAGTTCTTGTTTGGCATTGCCTGTTAGGTTCCATACGCGCGAAGACAATGTAAGCCCCCCGCGTTCGGCTGCTGCGAAAGCGTGAGCGGTCATACCTTGCGCCCTGCGTTCCTTTGTTGCGGCTTCGCAAAGTTCATTTATAGCCTTTCGTTTATCGTCCGTTGTACCTAATTGGGTAAGTATCGGGGTTCGTGCGTCTTTTTCTCCTTGGATATATCCACGTTGTACGCCGTTTTGAATAATTATACCGGCCTTAGTTGCAAGGTCGCTTAGGTATTGATTAAGTCGTTTTTCGGCGGCCGGGTTTCCTTTCCAAGTGAAAGTATCGCCGGCTTCTATCGCTTTGCGGACTTCGGCAAGTTCCAACGCTGCACGGTAAGTGCGCCCGTACAGGTTGGAAAGTTGCCGTTCTATATTGGCTAAATACTGTATTAACTTTTTTCGTTGTTCGTCCATTACTTAAAGCTGGCTACGGCTTGCGCCAAATGTTGTTTTAATAACCCGTTTAACTCGCTGCAAGGCCCGCTAATTACGTCGTAGCCTTTACTTTCGACGTATAGGGCGTAGTCGGCCCCGGCAACAACTACGGCGACAATAGAGTTAGGCCAATTTGCGGCAGCTTGTTCAGCTACTTTTTTACCGAGGGAGGCTCCTTCGCTTCCTTTTTCCCCGTTTCTTGCTTCGAAGTTATCCGTAACCTTCTTTCCGTGGTCGTAAATAACAAACCCAATAGAAGACCGCAGTAACGTCGTTTTGTCTTTATAAGTATCTAATCTTCTTGCATTGGCTACGGTCTGCAAACAAGCGGCTTTTATAGCTTCTATTACTGCGTCCTGTATGTCTTCCACCTTTGCGTAAACTCCTTCAAAAAGTTTATCTATGTCGAATTTTGCCTTTATTGCCATAATCTTAAATCGTTGGTTCTTGCCCTAAAAGGTCGTTATACATTTGCCCTCCTTCTTCGCTTTCGATTTGGGCTATTTCTTCTTCTGTGTCGTTTACCCAGCCCAACTGTTGTACGGCCGTCTTCCGCGAACAAATAGCCTTCTGACCGGTGGCCGAAAGAAGAAGGTTTACGTTCGCCGCTTCGTCCTCAATCATAAACGGCACTATTTCGGGTTCGATAATAAGGCTACCGCAAGCGTCTACAAAAGCCTTATCCTTGGCGTTCATCTGCGATAAAAACGCCTGTATTACGCTTAATCGACGCTGCAAATAATCGTCGAACACTTCGCATTTGTCCTGTACTTTCAGGTGCGCGTCCATAAACAAAAGTTTCAAGGCGACACCCGAAACGGCCCCGATACCCTTTACCGAATCGAAAGCAATATCCGGCGTTTGCGTAATGGTGTAAATCATACGCAAAAGGGTTTCTATCTCTAATTTGACGCTTTCGGGGGCTTGCGCCCAGCTTAGATATTGTGCGGTCGCGCCTTCTTCGCCCTCGATAACGGCCCCGCTTTCGCCCTTCTTGGCCCAACCCAAAATAGTACCCGTAGTAAAGATTTTCGGGCTTGCGTGGTAGTCGTTGGTATCGGCGAAGTTAGAAAGCAACTTTTCCAAGCGGTCTATAAGGTTCTGCACGTCTTCCCATTCTACGGCGGGCTGGCGGCCATAGATAACCGGGATTTTGCCTATTTGGTTCTTCTTGGGGTAGCCGTCCAATAACTGCCATTGGTTGCTGGTAAGCGTCCATTTCCGTATTTCGGTATCGGTATAGGTTTCGAAATAGGTATGTTTTACCCCCGCGCTATCCTTTACGACGTATTCGCGGGAAAAAGCTACCATATCGCCCGTTTCATCGAAGTAGGGGTAAAGCCTATCGCCGAACAATGGGCTAAAAATGGCTACCCGAAGTTTGTGCGTTGAATCGAAGCCGTAGTTTTTCGTCGGCTTCTCCACCGGGTACCAAAGTTCGGCCGATTCCTTACTGCTATACATACCCCGCGCTACCTTCCGGTTAAGGGTGCGGCTTTTGTTATCGAACAAAACACGCTTTACAGCCTTCAAAACGTCGGCTTCCTTGGTGCCTTCTTCCGGTTCCGCATTAAGAATTACGGGGTTTCCGAACGTGAAGGCTACGGCCCGCTTTACTATAAGTTTCTGTATCGCCAAGGCTACGCGGGCTACCGGCTCGATACGGAAGTTTTCGGTTTCCCCGTCGCCATTGGTAACGGTCTTTATGTTCTTCTTTTCTTCGTCGTTTATATCGAAGTCAGAAAGGTCTACTTTTACCTTCTTATCCCTACGCTTTACCGGGTCGTTTACGTCGTGGCCTTGGGGGTCAAGCTGGGCGATATATTCGGCCGCGTTCGGTTCGGTCGCATTCCGCCCGTTCTTCAATTCGGCAATAGCGGTACTATGGTTCTCGCTCGCCAAAAGTTCGTTAAGTTGCTTGCTGTTCATTTTATTGTTATTTTGATAGTTAAACATTATGCGAAATATCCGGCCGCGCTTTTCTTACCTGTAATTGGCCGTTGCTCTACGGTTCCGGTCAATGCGTCCGGCGCGTCATCGTGGGCGTTCTTGCCAACCTTCATATAGTGCGTAAGGGCTTGGTAGAAATCGGGCCACATTTGCGCCCACCCGCGCGGGAAATAGGTAAGGTTTTGCACTTCCGCGCTATGCGTAAATATGCGTACGGCTTTGTTTTGGCTTTGGTGGAACCACTTAATACGGGTTTTGTTGTTACCCATTAACCGGGCTTGTTTCTCTACATTACGCGCGAAGCCCCGGCCGCCGTTGTTGCTCTCTACTACGGCCAATTCTACCGCGTGTTTGGTTAGCATTTCGGCCGTTTTGGGTTCGGTGTACTCCATAGGTTTAGCCGTATAAAGCACGTCCAAAATAAAGTTTCCTATCTCGGTTTCAAGGTAGGTTATCGAGCAAAGGAAATCCGCGCCTTCGTCCGCCGTATCGGTATAGTTCTTAACCTTCCGTAGCTTGGTGGCCGGCAGTATGTCGTATTCCTTAAAAGGATTTTCGTACATAAGGCCCTGCAAAGGTTTGGGGTCTTGCTGGTAAAGGCTTTCGAATACGTGCGGGTTTCGGGTGCGTATGGCTTCCAACTTTTCTAAGTTGTGGCGTTCGGGCCATAGTGCCGTACCTTCTTCGCGCGGGTCGTATTCGGTAGGTGCGCCCTTCTTAATCGCTTGGTAGGTTACTACTACCCACCCGTTCGGATTGTTTACCGGGTCGTATATTCCTTGCTGCTCCAATAGGCGGCCGGCTAAGTCCTTTTCGTGCCAGCGGGTAAATACTATAAGCTGCTGGCTATTGTTGTGTAATCGGGTTTCGGCAACCGTATCGTACCAATCTTCGATAGCTTCCCGAACAACTGCCGACCACGCCGTTTTAGCGTCCTTATAAATGTCGTCCATTATCAGGGTATCTACCGGTTCGCCCGTAAGCGGGCCACCTACGCCGACGGTCTTAAAACCGCCCCGGTGTCCTACTATTTCGCAATCGTCGGCATTGCGAAGCCATGCACCGGCAACGGTCGTAATGTTCGATGAATTAAGGCGCGTTTCCGGGAATATCTCGGCATATTCCGGCGTGTCTATAATGCGCTGTATTTCGCGGTTGAACTTACGGGCTTTCGGTGCCGAATAGCTTACGACGGCTATTTTATTGTCCGGGTTCCGGCCAAGTATATAAGCCGGAAGGCGGCGCGTAGAACCTTCGCTTTTGCCGTGCTGGGGCGGCATGAATACCATTAGCTTTTTAATCTTCCCTTCCGCGAATAAGGTTAGAACGTGGTAATATCGTACATGAAATTCAGCAGGGTCGAAAGTAGGCATAGTAGCACGGGTAAACGGCAAAAGGTCGGTACGTGCTTCGCGTATCAACCTTTCCCGCAATGCGGCTATATACTCTATTTTCTCTTGGCGCGTCATTTATCTAATTTCTTTTCCAATTCGGCTATACGTGCGTCTAATTCTTCGTCGGTAAGCTGCCCGAATAAGTCCTTACCGTCCTTGCCTGTTACCTCGTTGTTCTGCCTGTTCTTCCAATTCTCCGGCTCTCCGTTGGTTAGTGTAAAGATTATCGCTGCCGTGTCCGGCTGGTAGTGTTTATCGACTATCTTTTGTTCCTTTATTCGCGGTATCTCCTTGCCGTTTATGTCGTACTTGCCGGAACCTACCGTAGTGATGTGTTTTTCCTGCACCGTGTACCCTTGTATCTTTCGTAGAAGGCTTTTTTTCGCTTCGGCTACGAAGAAGGCCATACGTTCCGCTTCGGCCTTTTTTATATTCTCCGAAAACTCCGGAAACCGGGTAATCCAATCGTAATAAGTAGAATCGGAAATTTTAACCATACGGCATACTTCCGCCACCGTATAGGTGTCGGTAGCGATAAGCGAACATATCTTTTCGGCTATCTTCTTATTGTATTTCGTCGGTCTTCCCATTACTTACTTATTGCGGTAAATCGTCCCCCGCGTGTAATTCTCCAAATTCTTCTTTAATCGCCTTCGGGTCGCCTTTGTAGAATACCAATACGTCGTCGTGAAGGCCGCTATTCGCGCGGGTCTTATTGAACTGTTCTACGGCCTTCGTTACCTGCACTTCTTCGAATTGGTCTACCGTTTCTTCTACCGAACCTTTGCAAAAGACTAATACGTTTTGGTGTAGCTTGCCAATTTTGCGGCCCGTGTTCATCTGCTTGCGAACCCGGATAGCAAGGCTTGTTACCTGGTTTACTAAAATCAAATGGTTATAGTAGCTTAGGCCGCACTCCGTAAAGGCTTCGATAGTGTGGCCTATGAAATTGCGGTAAATGCCCTTTTTATCTCGAATATCCCCAACTACGAAGACGGCAAAGCGGTTGTTCTTCAATCGGGCGCAAGCCTGCTTTATTGCGGCTTTGTAGGCTTCCAAGAACTGCGGGTAATCCATATTGGAAATATCGCGGGGGTCATTGCTATATACTTCCAAATCTGCGTACGGCGGGCAAGAAAATACCATATCGAAATCGCCGGTAACGCCGTTCTTTTGTAACACGTCTTCAAGCTGCGTACTATCGCCAACCGTCCAACGCGGCGCAATGTCGGCCGGCATGTTACCTAATACTTCCTTCGCGTTCTCGATATTGGCTACTACCTGTTTCTCCCGAAGGTCGTTACCAACGTACGGCATATTCAATTTTGCCGCTACGATACCGCGAACACTTCCACCGGCGAAGGGGTCTAAAATGCGGCCGCCCTCAATATTGAACCAACGGTAGGAAAGTTCGGTTAGAACGGGGTCGAATATTGAAGTAGTCGCCATAGCTTGTATTCCCTGCTTCTCCATTTCCGCTAACAATTCATCGGTAGACGGTTCCCGCCCCAAGGTTTCCCGAAGTGCGTTTTTGGTATCGTAAAAGGCAGGCGGTTGTGCTGATTTGGCAAATGTCAAATCTTCGTCCCTGCCTTCCTCGCTCTTTATGCCTATTTCCAACCAAGCGCGGCGGCGTTCCTGCCATTCGGCCGTACGGGTATTAAGCACGGAAAAAGGCGGCATTACGAAGTCGTCTTTAAGTCTTCTAAGCTGTTCTTCGGTATCTTCTTCCCCTTGGCCGCCTTCTCCGCCGTAGCCTTCCAATTCTACGCCCCAATCGTCGGGGGCTATATCCCACTTATCCGACGCTTGGGTAAGTGCCGCTTCGTCCCAAGCCAAGTTAGCGGCCCCGGTCGCATTGTCGGCTAAGGCAAGTTCGCGCCCTTCCCGCGTGTCTAAATCTATGTCGGTACGCTTTACCGCTACTATTTCTTCGCCGGTGGTTTCGACTATCAAAACCTTTTCTAAGCCAATTTGCCCGGCGTTTTCTACGGTCTTGTTTCCGGCTATAATACGGTTGTTCTTATCCAAAAGAATAGAACGGCCCGCCCCGAATTGGCGCAGGCTCTTTTCTATCAAACTTTGGCCGAACTGCGTACCCTTGTTAAAATTCACGTCGTCCGGTACAAGTTGGGCTATATCCGCTTCTATAATCTTCTTCGGTGTCATAGGCTCTACACGATGAAGTGGAAGACTAAGCGGGCCAATAGTACGTTAAGGACACCGGCAAGTACACCGACTACCGAAAAAATGAAATCCCAAACTTCCGGGGTTCCTTTCTTGCTGAAATTGTCGTAAAGCTCTTTCCCGGCGGCGGCCGCAATCCCGGCGCAAAGGCCATAGAATACACCGAAAAGCCCCACGAAGAAGGCGATAATAAAGCCCGCCGCTAAATGTAGCCATTTGTCCGAACTGAATAAGTAGCCCTTAAAGGTCGTAAGAGCCTGTAAAATCTTTTCTTTCATACCTGCGTACGTTTATTTGTGTGTAAATATTCGCGTTACGCAAAAATAAAAGAAGCGTATTATTATAATACGCTTCTTTATCCAAGAATAATTAAAAAGTTACCAACATAGATGGGGGATATATGCCCGTATAACCTGCTGGAAATCTTCTAAGGAACGGCAAACGATGTACTTATTACCGTGCGCTTCGGCCAACGCTTGCCACTCCTTTTGCGTGGGTGTCTGCCGGCTGCTTTTGCTGGGGGTCTTAAACTCGATACAAAGGGAATGAAACCCGCCGGAAGGGTAAAGTAGGATAAGGTCGGCAACCCCGGCCGTTACTCCTTCGCCCTTCATAATCGCGGCTTCCTTTGCGTTCCTCGCCCCGCCGTTCGGAACCGCGAAAAGAAGGCGGCCTATTTTCGGGTACTGCAACCGGAACCAAGTAACGCAGTCCTTCTGTATTTGGCTTTCTATATGTCGCATTTAACCTTTGTTTTATACCAAATCTTATGTTTTTTACACGCTATCGCATTGCGACTTTTTATTACGTTCTGTAACTTGCAATGGTCGTTATTGCTGGTTGCATCTCGTTCAAGGTATATGCAACTCCAACAATGTCTTTTTTTGCTTTGTCCCATAAATTTTATTCTTTTTCGTATAAGCGGCAAGCCGGGTTAGTTACCTTTATTCGCTTCAATCCGTTACCCGTTCTTCGGCTCTTTTGAAGGGCGCAACTTTGCACTATCTTCGTGCTATGGTCGTTCAATTCCCAACGCTGGCGGTGCTTACAAGTCCGGCAAGTCGGTAATTCCTGTTTGGCTCCGGTTTTAACGGCGGCTATAAATTTGTCGTAATCCATAGCCGAATATGCCTTTAACCAATCTTCGCGTACCAAAATATCGCGCTGGAGAACATAGGCGTAGAATACGCCATTTACCCGGCACCCGCCCGAAAAACGAGCGACCGATAAATACGGCTGCTTCGTAACGTCGGCAACTACTATAACTTTATCTGTGTCGAACATACCTATTCGTGTTTAACCGTTAATAAATACTTCTGTTCCCGTTCGGCCCGCTTAATCAATCGTTCTATATCTTGCCCTACGTCCGTACCGTTCCCGTTCTGAAATCCCACCCAATTTTTTACCTCGCAACCTCTAAGGGATTTTACTTTAAGAACCTGTATTAACGTCGAAGAAAGACCGCTTAACCTACAAGCCAATTCCTTCTTTTCGGCTTTTAGTGTCCTTATTTCTTCCTGTAAAGCCTTAGTTTCTTCGTTCTGCTTCATACTCATTATTTTGCTTTCTGTAATCAAATAACCGGGGCTTTACCCCTTCGCGGCGCATAATCGAAGCAAGGATAGTTATTTCGCCTTGCGCGTTTTGTTGCTGGCGTTCCGCATCCTTAACGACGGTTATAACCCCGTCTTTCTCCCAAAGTAGCCCCCATTTATCCGGCAAATCGACTTCGGTTATCAATCCTTCGGGACTGCAATAGTACCGAAAGGCCCCTACGCCTTCTTCCGGCTGCTGGCGGAAACTCTTTTTTGCATCGGCCAAGAAGTCGGAACGCGAAACCTTCACTTCGATAAGAACCGTAGCCCAATAGTTCCACCCGAAAACGTCCGGGATTTCTTGGCTGGCCGTTACCAATTCTACGGCAACGTATGGGCAGTAGCTGGAGCCGAATTTTGGCTTTCGTAACCATTTCCCCGCTAATCGGCATAATTCCCGGTGTCGGCTGTTATCGTGCGGCTGTTTTGGTTCCGGGAAGGTGGGGGGCAGTATCAATAGCCCCCGGTCTACGTCCTTTTCTTCCCATAGCTTCGTTTCATTATGAAGCGGCCAATAGTGCGGGCCGCAACCCAATAACCGATAGTTTTCATGTATAGCCAAATAGCCCGCCTAAGTTTTCGTAATGCGTCCTGTACGCTACTGGCAATCCAGCGATGTTTTATGCCGTTCTTTGTATCTTTAAGTAGGTCGGCGTACGCTTCGGCTCGCGTACGGAAGTATGTATTTTCGTACATTATTCGCCCCGTGTGGGTGGTATTGGGCCAACCGTATTCCTCGCATTGTTCGGCCTTTACTGCCCAATTCTCGGTAGTAAATACCGGAAGGTTACGGGCGAAGGTGTCCGGTTCATCAATCAAGGCCCGAAGTACCCCGTTTTTTTCGTCTGCCTTAATACGAGCGGCAAGCTGTCCTATTTCACTATTTTCTCCGGGCGTAACCAATGATGAATAGAAAACTTTACCGGTTTCTATATTTATGGCTATAAGCCCGTGAACAAACCCGGAACCGATACAAATACAATCCCCGCCGTATTTTTCTTCGTTATATATAGCCACGATATACCCTATATCGTAATGCTGCTTTATTGCTTTGAATCCCATAATATCTACTTTTTAGCTTCTACTTCTTGTTTCGCACGATAGTTTACTACCGTTTGGGCTACTCTGAATACAAGCCCGGTTATTGCGTCGCGCTGGGACTTCGGCAGGCCGCTTTCAAGGTTCGCAACCTTTATAAAAGTTTCCCTAATACCTTCTACCGTAAATATTCCCGCATCCTTCAATGCGTCGTACGGTGTCCGGCGATACCTGCAACCTTCTTGCGGAGCCGGTCGGTTGTTATAGGCTTCTATTTCGTAGCCTAAGAACTCGTTAAATTTGTCGTCTTTAATTATGTCCTTTACTTTCATCGTCTTTATCTTTATGTATGTTATAATCTTTATTCGCGTCGTAGCCGCACCAAGTACAATAACCGAGGGCTACATTAAGCGCATAGTTTTCGCGCTGGCATTTGGGGCATATTATAAGCCCTATACTTCCGTCGTCGTCCCTATATAGGCCATTCGGCAAATTGTCGCTTCGTGTTCCCATTAGTACCGCCTTTTTGTAAAGTGAATAATAGCGAAGTCAATCGTAACGGCAGAAGCAAGCCCGGCGAACTGCGGGTACTTCTTATCTGTTTCGGCGAAAATCGGCGCGAACCATGCCTTAAAATCGTCTACCGTAAGCCCGTCGTTTTCGGCTAAAATCTCCAGGGGGACGGGGTGGCCGTCTACCTCTGCCGTATAATCGTAATAAGTGGCAGTTGCTATCGGTTTATCCTGTTCTTCCGCATAGTGATTTATTACACGACGTTCGCGCCGTAACGCCAACCTTTGCACGCCTACAATGCCGGCCGGAATCTCGGTTATAACTTCTTGGGGGCTTCGGTATGGCTTCGCGCTCCATTGGCGGACGCTAAGAACTCCACCCGTAGCCGTTATTTTTTCGATTTTTGCCCGCCAATACCCGTAATTGCTTCGGCAGGTGTGTACCTTCCGCCCGTCGGCTACTTTGGCTATAAAGCCCGTTTCTTGCCCTTTACGGGGGTGCTTCGGGCCGAAGTATTTGCCAAGTGTTACTACTGCTTTCATACTATTGTGTTATTAAAACGTCCGACTTATTCACGGTTACGCATATTGGCTGTAATGGCTGGTTAAATGTTCGAAGGGCTACCCAAAGTTCCCCGGTTTCCGCTATCTTCTTCCGTTCTTCTTCGTCCAACTCAAAGCAAAAAACCGCCGTTCCGTCTTCTGATTTATATGCAGGAAGGGGGTAATATTCGGGTTGATTTTCTCCGTAAACTGCATTTACTTCCTTAAATTGTTTTGCTTTCATACTCAATATTTTAATTAACTTTTGTTCGGTTATAAAGTAGGTGCGTATCTATTCCGGTAGCGTTAAAGACCAAGGCCCGAACGTCTTGCCCTAATTTTTCTACGGCTTTTAAGGTGTCTTCTTGGCTAACTCCTTCGGCCTGCTGCTTCTCGAAAAACTTATCTAATAGTGCGCTCATAAATATTTTTGTAGAAGCCCGGAACCCTTCTAAGGTGTAATTCGGTTTTGCTCCGTTAAATGCTTCGTACTCCCAAAGGGTAGCTTCCATTTCTTCAAGCACGGGGCTTAATTTCTTTCCTATCATATCGATAATTGTTAAAATGGCAAATCGTCTACTTCTTCGGGTTGCTGATATGCCGGCGGCGCGTAAGTTGGTGTAGCGGCCGAAGTCGTTACGGCCTGCTGGGGGGCTTCTGTTTGGTCAGCCCGGTTTCCGCCTAAAAGCTGCAATTCTCTAACCCGGCAATTTATACCGGCTTGCAATGCTCCGCCGGCTTCATATGCCTTGGCCGAAAGTTCGCCGCGAATAAATACGCGGGTACCCTTCTTCAAATAGTTAATTACCTGGCTTTCTCCGTATTTAAGGCAACTTACCCAAGTCGTACGTTCGTGTCGTTGCCCCTGCGAATCTTTATAGCTTTCGGTATGGGCTACGCTGAAAGCTATGTACTTTTGTCCGTTAAGGTCTTTAATAATGGCGTCCGCTCCGAGGTTGCCAATTGCTTCTAATACTAACATATTGCTTTAATTATTTGGTTATTAACTCTATTCCTTTGGCTACTACTAACGGCTGTTCTTCGCTTAATTTCCCGATAAAAGCCGTTATAATTCGCCCTTGGTCGGGGTTTATGCCTAACGGCGAAAATGTCCCGTTACTGTTCTTTACTACCAGCAAAATAGCTCCTTCCGGCAACTTGCTTAAATCCTTTGTTTTCATTTTGTTTTAAGTCCTTCTATCTTATAAAAACCTTCTTCCGATGCTTCGATAAGGTTGTACCGGGTTGATTTTTTAATTTCGATACCTATACGGCGAAACAAGGGCGCAACCCGAATACACGTAACCGAACAAGCCCCATTTTTCCGTACATAAACCCGGAAAGCGTCGGGGTCTGTATTATAGGAAACTTTCAAGTGCAAAGCCCCGCGTTCATCGTGGGCCAATAGTACCCCTTTATGCTCTGAAAGGTTAAGTTCTGCAACTGCTCGGCTACTGAAAAATAAATAGCCGGTAGAAGCCAACGTAACGAACATTTTACCGGGTTTCGGTGGTTTAATAATTCGTAGTGTCATTCTATGCAACTTTTAATAGTTCGTCTACAATTTCTTCTACCAAGGCTTCGCAAAGAACACGGGCTATATTCACTTCTACCGCATTGCCGATAAACTTCTTTTGGTCGGCTTGCGTCCCTATAAGGGTGTAGTTTTCCGGGAACCCCATAATTCGCTTTAACTCGATAATTTTTAACATTCGCATTTTTATATCGACGATACCGTAAAGGGCCATAAACTCCTTTATTTTCCGCATTGGGCCGCTATCGGTTTCGTAAATCTCTATTGCCAATTGTCCGCACTCCGTAGCAATAAGGTACGGGGGCTTTTTATCCATTTTGGCGATAAGGGTAAAGCACGGCTTTTCGACGGAACCGCCGGCGTTAGAAAATTGAGGGTTCATAAGATACCATTTGCAGGCTATTACGTTTTGCTTGGGATTCGTCATTACCGCCGGGCAAGGGTTATCCAAGGATGATAATTGCCCGCCGCCGCTATAATTGTTCGCTATAAATTCCGGCTTTACCACCGAAAACCTATCTTTCGTTGTAATAGTGGGCGAAGGCATATTTACGGAATGATTATTACCGTTTCCATAGTATGCCGAAAGAAATTCGGCCCCTACTAAACTATGGTGGTCTACGGTCGTAATGGTTCCCGCTACGTTGTCTACGCTGGAAACCTTGCTTTCCGGGTGTCCGCTAAAATGCTTTGCGAGAAAATGAATGTTCGCTATCCCTAACCTGTTTTGGCAAGCTACGGTAGGGCATGGTTCATCTATCGAAGGCGGGATATGCTTCCCCGTCTTCTTATTGACTGAATTATATTTAATCAAAAACGAATCCTTCCCGCCTGCTACGAACTTTATAAGGCCCGCGTATATGCGTTCCAAGGTCTTAGGCGAAAGCGGTTTTTTACGATTAAAGATACTTTCCCCTTCATCGGCAAAGTCCAAAACTTCCTTTACGGGTTTCCACTTCGCCAAGCTGCCGAAAAGGTCGCCGCCCCCGGTCTTTGAGTGGGTAGGCTTCGGCCATACAATAGGTAGGTACGGTTTGGCAAATATCCCGAAGAAACGCTTTCGGCTGGTATATGCCCCATAATCCGCTGCATTAAGTATTCTATGGTCGAACTTGTACCCGTAGGCTTTTACGTTATCTACCCAATTGGTATAAAGCCGCCCTTTGTCCCTGCTAATCGGTTTTCCGTTTTCGTCCAAGTCGCCCCAGCTCATAAATTCTTCTACGTTCTCGATTTGGATATAATCGGGGGTAAGAGCTTCTATGTACCTAAACAAGTGTTCGGCAAGGGTACGGCTATCTGCGTCGCGGGGCTGGCCGCCTTTGGCCCGGCTGAAATTGGTACATTCAAGCGAAGCCCAAAGCACAACTTTCGCCATAGGGTACATTCGGCGCATTTCGGCGGTATGTTCTGCCAATGGGCGTAAGTCCAAGGTTCGCATATCTTCCGTATAGTGCTGCGCTTCGGGATGATTGGCCGCGTGGCTCGCTATGGCGTTCGCGTCGTGGTTTACGCAAGCTATAACCTTCGCGCATTTTCGCTCCTTATAGTTGGCCTTCTCTACGCCTGTACTTGTTCCACCCGCACCGCAAAACAAGTCTATATATAGTAATCTAATGTTGTCCATTTCGTATTATAGTCAGACGCTTTCGCGGAAAATTAGTCTTTTGATAGGTGGGCTTTGACTGCGTTTGCATAAGCCCTAAATTCGGGGGTATATCGGTAATCATCCGGGTACTTTCTGAGGTAGTAGATAATAGTAGCATGGTTCCGCTTCATCTCTTTTGCAATCCTTACCACCGTTGCCCCTTCTTCACGGCATAGCTGGGCGAAAATCATACGGGAAAAGACGTGTTTTTGCTCTCTACTTTCGCCTATAATATCGAAGAATGAAACGCCCATGCCTTCGGCTATCGCCTGCTTTATGTGCTGGAAGGCAGGTACTTCTTCGTAAATAATTGTCTTTCCCGTTAGTTCGGCTAAATTCTTTTCAAGCGTAGCCCCTTTGGAAAATCCCCAATCGGGCAACAAATAAATAGCGTCGCACCCCATAAGTAGAAGAACGTCCATAGCTACATGGGCTTCCCAAGAGGCGGTAGCCGGAATACCGTTTTTAAGCGGGTTTATCACTTCGTAACCTTGGGCTTTTAACTTGGTTTCCGTTTCGTCGAACTTTGCCGCTACTTCTTCTATTGGTAGGCCGCTAATTCGGCCTGAAATGTATATCTTTTCCATATTGGCTATTATTTTCTATAAGAGTAATTTTCAAACGCTATTCTGTCGAACATTTCCGTAAATCGGTCGGCTATCCGTTCGCCGTATTTATCTGCCAGGTCTTCCGCGCTTAGATTGCTGGTCATAATTGTAAACTTCTGCCGGTCATACCGGTAGTAAATCGTATCGACAAAAGGACTAATTTCGTTTCCCCAAACCTTCACTACGGAAGGTTCCGTACCTACGTCGTCAATCGCCAATAACTCGGCTTTCTTAATGTAGTCGAAGCGTTCCGGCTGGTTCTTGGCTATGTCTGCAAGTTCCAAAGCCGATACCGCCAAAACATTTTTACGCCGGTCTGAATATAGGCTTTCGTACAGTACCCCTATAAGGCTACCTATTGCACGAACTAAGGTTGTTTTGCCATTGCCTACTGTTCCATGAAGAAGAAGCCCCGGTTTATGGTTTCCCGTCAGCCATTTTGCCGCCTTTTCTATATGGCTTTGGGTTGCTTCGTCGTCGATGAACTGCATACGCCGCCGCATAACTTCGGCTATATAACATTCGCGCAACATTGCCGGCACGTCTTCGGTGTATTTATCGACCTTAAAGCGTATCGGTATATTTCTTTTTTGAAGTACCGCCCGGAACCGCGCCAAGTCTACCCGTTGCGGCCCCTGTTTGTTGTCCTTTTCGTCCATTTCCGCTATTCCCTTTTTCGTTACGCTCCCAAGTTCTAACCGCTGCTCTCCAATCCTTCATACAGTTGCGGCCCACCTTCCAACCGTTAGAAGTATAGTAATCTATCCACGCTTGCGGGTCTACGTCGTTGCCCCGTTCTTGGCAATACGCCGCAACTTCTTCTAAGGTAGGTTTCTGAAAGATTGTACCGCCTTTTGTTTTAGGGGCTGCCTTACCCTTGCCTTGGGGCTTGCCAGCACCTAACGTCGGCCCTTGCGGTAGCTGGGTAATACCTTCGTTCAAAACCCGCATAAGGTCGTATTTTTCAAGTTTTTGCAATACCGATTTATGCGCGTTGTTCGGAGGGTTCAAGTTCGATAACCCGCCGTACTGAAATATGATAAATTCGGGTAAAAACGCTTTGCTTCCGTTATTGAAGAAATGGATTCTTCCGGCAAAGGCTTTTTCGAAGTCCTCTAAATCGTACGTTTCGCCGCAATAAAGCCCGGCTACCTCTAAGTCTACTTCCCATATTCCGGCGTTGTCGCACTCGCAAAAAAGGTACACCCAAAGCAATTTATAAGCGGGCGGTAAGTCCCTTATAAATCGTTTCTTAAATAGGTCGGTATCTATAAATCTTTTTGCCATTTTGTTACTTTTGAAAAGCTACCCCGGCCCGGAAACCGGGGTAGCTGGGTTAATACTGCTATTGCTCGATAATCGCAATTTCGGGGCTTAGTTCCCGAATGCGGGCTACCTGCACGTCTATAATTCGGTCGCGCAGGTCTTCCAAAAGCTGGCACGCTCCGGGGCTTACAAGTTGTAGGGTTACGTCGCGGCCGTTTACCGAAGCGTAAAATTCCACTTCGATAGTTTCCGCCGGCATACCTTTGAAAATCGGAATTTGAAGGGTAAAGGCTTCCGGCAGGTTACTCATAACCACGCCGCTATAATTGTCTTTGAAGTCGCCCTTTTCGCTCTTTTGCTTCTCTACCTTGGAATTTACGGTAGCTTCGAAGTTTTTAAGTTCGGTTACGAGCTTCATATTCGCGGTTTTGTCCGGGAAAAATGCGCGGTTCATTTTGAAGAACTGCCCCAACTCGTTAGGTTCCCAACCTTTGCCGGCGTTAATCCCAAATTCGGAAAATTTGGGGTGCGTAGTCAGTTTTCCAACGATTCGCCCGCGTCTATATTCGTCGTCTTCGTTCGTGATAAGGGTAATACTTACCTGTTCACGGTCTACTAAGACGTGGCAGCGCAACGGGTTAATTTGTTCGGAATCGTACCGCCGTAATTCCAAAAATTCAACCGGCGCACCGATAACACCGGAAAGGTCGATTTTTACCGGGGGCTTGGGGGCAAGAACTGCGGGGGCCTCGCCCTCACGTACGATAATTTCCGCCTGCGTAGTTCCTTCGGGAAGGTTTACTACTACTTTTTTGTTTTCGTCCATACTTTTTTACTTGTTGATTGTGAAACTTTTACTTGGTTTGAAGTGGGCTACTTCGTGCGCCGGTACGATAATCGTAGTACCGGCGGTAATGTTACGGGCTTTCTTTTCGGCCCGTTTCTTCGGCTGGAAGGTTCCGAAGCCACGAAGGTAAACGGGTTCCTTGCGCTGTACGCATTCCTTAATTGCGTCTAATGTGGCTTCGATAATCGGCCTTACGTGGCTATCGTTTTGCCCGGTCTTACTGCCAACGACTGTAATTAAATCTTGCTTCGTCATTGCTTTGCTTTTTAGTTGTTAGTACCTGTTTTTCTTCCGATTTGGAAAAGTGTTGTTTGTAATTCTTCGCTGTACGCCGGCCGGCTCTCGATAAGGTCGCCGTTCTCGTTGTAGTAGCCGACTTCGCGGGCTTCTTGGTCGATGAACTTAAAGCACCTTTCGGTAACAAATTCGGCTTTCTTCTTCAAACCGTCCAAGGTCTTTTTTCGCTCCGTCGTAAGGGGTTCCAAACGGGCCTTAAAGTCCTTCATCGCGGCCGTCTTTTCTTCCTCGATGTCGTTAATTTCGATGTCCGTTTCCGAAAGGCTTTCTTTCATGCGGGCCAATTCTTCCGGGGTAAAAGGCTTCATATACCCCTTTTCTTCCACCGCGTCGCAGTTATCCATAAGGAAGGCTACGCGCTTCTTGCCTTGTTCAAGGTCTTTCCCTAATTCTCTTTCCATGTTGCATTATTTTTTGATTAAAAGAAAATCGTTATAAAGACCTTCGAACTGACGGCCCGCGTACGTGGCGAGTTCACGGGTTTTATAGCAAAGCCGGGAGCAGACAGCCGCCGCCGTATTCGAAGCCGCGTTAATCGTATACGCGTACGAAAAGCCGGCAAGCGCGGGATTATACACGAACCAAGGCCAATATTTGTACTCGTTGCTATTGGCCCAATCCGGCCGCCAACCTTCGTTAAGGGCTTCGGCAATGGTCTTTAACTTGCGGTAGGCTATTTCGTCCTTGGTAAAGCCTAACTTCGCTAATACGGTTTCGTTCATCGGCTCAATGCCAAGCACAGCGCAAGCGTCCGCGTAGGTCTTTACGCGCTTGGTAATGTCCTTCGGGGCAACCATTTTTACGGCCTGTAATACGGTCGTATTAACCCCTAACTTCTCGGCCAATCGTTCGGCTTCCTTGCTGGCAGCCTGTTCGTTCTCGTGTTTGTACGTCGGTGCGCCTTGGCCTTCGGCGTAAACCATAAAAAACTGCTTTTCCATTTTGTTATTTGTTAAAAAGTGAACTTTGTTTTTCTTCCCTCTTTTGCTCGTAAAGTATTCGCCTTTGTCGCGCAATACTCAACCGGACGGCCCTAATAGCGTCTTCACGCCCTTTTAGGCTTTCTTCGTACTCCAATAGTTCCGCTTCGCTTTGGGCGATAAAATACCCTTCGGAAGTGGCTATTAAGCCCGGTATAAGGTCGTTTGTCCTTATGTGGTTTATAATCTTCCTTACCCGTGCGTCGTTTAGTTTATAGGAACCTTTAAGGGTATTTACGATATGCTTGTTTGTAACGGCATTTTCGCGCCCTATTTTCGTCCTAAGCCCCCGTACGAGAAGCGGAAGAAGTACGCCCATTTCGTAATCGTTTAAGGGCTGCGTTTCTTGGTCAAATCCTTTAATCATATCAAAAGGGGGTTTTGTCGAAATTGATTATTAGCCCCGCTTCGGCTATATGTACGGTCTTACCGGTTGCGGCTCGCACTCCGGCCCGGAATTGTTCGGCGTTGCTGTTACCGTCGGAAAGGTGGATAAGAACAATATTATTTACCCCCTTTATATCGTTGGCTTGTAACGCCTGTACGCAATGGTCGTAGCTTAAATGCGATTTTAGCGTACGGTTCCGAACAACGGCGGGAATGCGCCCGGCCGCTATATTCGCGTCCAATAGGTCTAAGCGGTAATTACATTCTATCAATACGTTATTAAGTCCTGCAAACTTGCAAGGCAAGTAATAGGTATCGGTAGCGAATAGGATATTACCCGTTTCTTCGTGATTGATGAAGAACCCCAAAGGCTCGGCGGAATCGTGCTTAGTCCCGAAAGGAATAATTCGGAAACCGCCGAGGGTAAAAAGGGTTCCGGCTTTGCAAACATTCGCGCGGCGCGGGCCTTCTATTGGGGTGTTCTCAATTGTACCGGCCGAAGCGTAGACGGGTACGGTAGCTTTCAATACTTCGTTAATGTAGCCTGCGTGGTCTTTGTGTTCGTGGGTAATTAGGCAGCCTACAACCTTCGTTATATTGTAGTCTAACGCTTGCTTCACGCTGGCGAACCTTACGCCCGCTTCCAATAACAAGGCTTCGCGGTCGTTCTCCAATATGTAGCTATTTCCGTGGCTGCTACTGCCTAATACTTTTAGAACCATTGTAACTACGCTTCTACGATTTTGCGAAATGCTTTACGCTTCCTTTTTAGCGGAAGGTTCCGGCCGATGAAGTCCATAGCCGTAGCGAATTTGCCCGAAAATCGAATAAGGGCTTTGTCTTGCTGGGCTACGCTCTGTTCGTTCTCCTTCGCCATGTCCGCCGCTTTGTTAATCCGGGCGTTCATTGCGTCGATGTCCTTTGCCGTCAGAATGGCAATACCAAAAATTACTTTCATATTAGAATCCAGGTGTTTTAAGTGGCTGTTTGGTTCCGTTCGTTTCTGCTTGGCCGAAATCAAGTGTTCCGCCGGTATTGGCGTTATTCTGTATTTCGGTTTCTACCTCGTGGGTAACGTCCTTATATTCCACGTCTTCAACGGGGCCGCTTTGTTCATCAGCGTCGCCGAAGTCGCAACCGGTTATATACTCGTAAAGGGCTTTTTTGGCGCGTCGTTCGGCTTTACCCCGGATTTGGTCGGGGCTGCTGTAATCGTCCTTCTTCACGGTTGCCACTATTCCGAAGCTGTTTTTTTCTCCGTTGTACGTGTAGCTGATTTTGCAAGGCACCTCCGCAAATCCGGCGGTTTGGCCTTTGTCAAATGATACGTCGATGAAGTATTTTACGCCGAGTTTCCGAAGAAGGGCCGTATAGCCTTCCTTGGTCGGGTACATTCGTTCGGCAATAATATTAAATTGGTTGCCGGTCGGAAGAAGCCCGATACTTACCGCGTCTATAATCGCGTCCCGAACAACCGGGATAGTATAAAGCGGTTGTACCGTCCCGTTTTTACGCGGCCGCCCGTTACGGTCGGTAAGAAAGCCTACCTTCGTGTTCATAAGCGGCATAAATACACGCTCCATTACTTCGTCGGAAAGAGCTTCGCGCAAAAGGGCAATTACGTTTACGGCAGTAAATGCCGCGCCGAAGTTGTTTACAATCTGCAAGGCCGAAGCGTCCTTACAGGCAAGTTCAAATTTCCGCTTTGCTTCGTCAATTACGGTTAATCCTTTTTCTTCTGCCATAACTCATAATTTTTATAGGTTGTTATTCGTTTTCAAGAAGTCGGCTTAACTTCTTCAAGGTCGCTAATTCCATAGCTTCGGCAGCAAGCGGCGCGGTTTGTTTTTCGGTGAAGAAATTCGCCAACCCCTTTATTACTTGCCCACCGTTACCGCCTACTGCTATTACGCCCTGCACATTCTCGCTTTCGCCGTCCTTATTGTCCTTAACGTCCGTGCCGATAAGGATAAAGGCCCGGCCTTCGTTGTCTTTTACCGCCTGCGTAAGCGTTTCGGCGATTTGCTCCAACTGCTGCGCGAACTCGCGCTTTTCTTTGTTCTCGTTCATAACTTTAATTTTTATAAGTGGTTAATGGTTAATTCTCTGTCGGTGGTTACAACCAATTTTACAAGCTGGGAAGCAACCGGGAATAGTTGGTTTACGCTTTCGGCGTTGTCGATGAATACCGGTGCGCTTACCCCGTGATACAGGCAAAGCGTGTTAATGATGTCAAGCCCGGCGTTTATCTTTCCGGCAGTATTGAGGTCTGCGTACTTAACCCCGTCTACCATTGCGATACAAGTAGGGGTTTCGCCGCCATTTAGCTGGGCTTCGAACATTCGGAAGCGGACGGTTTGGAACTTACTATTTACCCGGCGTTCTACTTCGTCCATTCGGGCCTTATTAAGTTCGTCTATCGTAAATTCCTGCTTTTCTAAGTCTGCTTGCTGCTGGGCTAATTCCTTTTCCCGCGCCAATATTTCGGCCTTCTTTGCGGCGTTCTTTTCAATGGTAGCCCGAATATTTAGCTTTTGTTTTACTTCGTCCAAAAGGGCCGTAAGTTCCCGTTTCTTGGCGGTAAGCTCGGTAGTATCGGCCGCCGGTATATCCGAAATGGTAGCGGATATTTCGGCTATCCGGGCTTCTATCTCCTTCCATTCGGGTAAGTCTTCGGGGATAATGTCGGTAGATACGGTTACTTCCGGGTTGGCGGCTATTTCCGCTTCCAAGTCCTGTAACTTCTTCGCGTATTCGGCTTTCTTGGCGGCGATAACTTCCATACGTTCGGAAAGTTGGGCTTCCAATTCCTGTAACCGGGCTTTCTTTTCGGCTATTCGCTGGTTTAGCGTTTTGCCTTCTTCGGTAATCCGGGTAAGGTCGCGGGTCTTGGCTTCGTCGAATTTGGCCCGCGCCTTCTCTTTGGCAATAGCGTCCATACGCAAAACGCTTGCGTCCGAGCATAAGGTTTCGTATATCGGGCAAATAAGGCCGTCGGTACTTACTTTGTATTCTTCGGCGTTCCGCGTATTCCATTCTTCGCGCTTGGCTTCCACCTTGGCGGATAAGCCCGCTATTTCGGAAGTAAGGGTTTTAATAGTATAGCGAATATCGGAAAGGCCGTTTTCCGAAGCGGTATTATAATTTTCTGCTTCCCGCTTGGTTATTTCGTAGCTGGTCTTAACCTCGTTACGTTTGGCATTCTTCTCGTAGCCTTCCTTTTGGGCCGCCTGCCTTGCCCGAAAAATTATATCTTGCTGCTGGTTCCGAAGGTCGTTAATCGCTTTGCGTTTTCCCTGCACCCCTTCGTAGTGTTTGCGGGCCGTTTCTGCAACGTCCGTAATAGCCGTTTCCACTTCTTCCAATTCGGCGGATAAGCGTACCTTTTCGGCTTCCAAGGCTTCGTAATCCGGTGCTTCGGGCGTAACGCTGTCTATTGCGTTAATCTCGATAGGGCATTTCCCCAAACCTTCCTTAATCCGGCTTTTGCGGTAGGCTATTTCTTGCTTGAACTCCGCCAAATCTTTACCGGAAAGCAGCGAAAGGATAGCCGCAAAATCGGCGCGACCGGCGGCCACTTCTTCGTATGTTACACCCCCGGCAATGCGTAGCAATATTTCGCGCTGGGTCTTCCAATCCAACGAAGGGAAGTAAGCCGGGTTCGTAATTAACTTAAAAAGTTGTTCTTCGGTTATGGCCGTTACTTTCTCTTGGAACGCTCCCGCCTTAATTTCTACGCCATTGCAGAAGTAATGCGTAGTATTTCCTTTAAGTTCTACTTCGGCCTTGCCGCGCGGTTTTACCCAATCTTCCGTAAGGGTGCGGGTAAGGGCTACTTCTTCGCCGTTTACGTCTAAAACCGCCGTTACGGAATGTTCCAATTTAAGTATAGGGTTCCCGTCCGGGCCGACCGTCTTAACGGTAAATGCGCCTTTCCCGCTATCCGTACGGTCGTTACTGTCTTTGCCGAAAAGCACCCAAGTAAAAGCGTCGAAAACGGTGCTTTTACCCGTCGCGTTTGCGCCGGCAATGGTGGTTACTTCGCCGAATTTTACGGCCAAGTCCCTAATACCCTTAAAGTTTTTAAGGGTCAATTCTTTTAATGTTACCTTCTTGCTCAT